TCAAACTTTTCAACTTGAGGACCTTGACTTATAAATCCAGAAGTTAATACTTTTGTAATTTCATGAGAGATATTATCACTCATAAAGACTTTAAATAATTTTATTAACAAACAAACAAAGGGAAAACAATGAGCAAAAAAAATAGTTTCTTACTATATCAATATAAAAGAAATAAAGATAATAGTTGGAACTCAAAAGAGATAAAACTTAATCATTATAGAGCAATTATAGTTGATTTTTTACCACCAACTAATACAAAAGGCGATAGAATAGTTTTAAGAGATACAAGGTACAAAAAAAGAAGAATTATCTCTTATGATTATTCAGAGAAGGGATCTTTTGAAATTGCTATTAAATACCTATTAAAACAAGGTATTAAAACTAAATCATATTATTATGATGATTTCAAAAATTATTATGTTATTTTAACTGATAATTTTGAAATGATTAAATGAAATAAAATAACAAATAAAAAGCCGTTTATTTAATTATAGATGGCTTTTTTAATATAAAAGGTTATAAAATGAAAAAAGGCGAATTAATAAGGTTTTTAGGGGGTTATAAAAACTTTTATAACAAGTTAAAAAATATAAAAAGAAATGATCTTTGTTTATGCAATAGCAATAAAAAATTTAAAAAGTGCTGTTATATTATAATTAGGGGCTAATAAAATGATATACCAAATTATAAACTTTACAATAATTTATTTTACAATATTAATTGTTTTATTATGGTTATTAACTATAAAAGAACAATTATAATAATAACAACATAAGGAAACTATAAAATGATAACAAACTTTAAAGTTAAATCAGAAAAACAAAATGATGGATTTGAAATAATAAAAATAGAATATGACGAAGTTCAAAAGGGAAACTACGATGACGCAATGAAATTAATAAATGAATATAAAAAAGAAGGGTTTTTAATTGATTTTGACCATTTATGCCCTATTACAAATATCAGAACAACAATTCTTAACAATGAAAAAATGATTTATAATATAACTGACCAAGATTTGATTGATGATGATAGCGTAGAAAAAATAGTAAAAGTATAAATACAAAAATATAATAATAACAAAACAAGGAAACTATAAAATGAATAATAAATTAAGAGTTGAATATATAACTGATCCTTCTCACGGCTGGATTAAAGTAGAAAAACATATATTTAATTTTTATAAAATCAATAAAAAAGAAATTTCTATTTATTCTTATCAAGATAGAAATTTTTACTATTTAGAAGAAGATTGCGACGCACATTATCTTATAAATGAATTGAAAAAAAGAAATGTTGATATTGCAATTTATCAAACTATGGTTGAAGAAACGCATATTAGATCATTAAATAGAATTAATTAATAACAACATAAGGAAACTATAAAATGAAAAAAGACAATGTAAGATTAAAAGGGTTTTTGAAAGATGATCTTTTGAAAATTCAACTTAATCTAAGTGAAATTAAAGACCAATTAAACAAGTATAATTATAATTCTAAGGAAAAAGAGTTTGAGAATATAGAAAATATAC